CCGTGGACATCACCACAGACCCAAGCGTTGCTGGGGGTACAGGACTTTCTACTATGAACCCTATCACGATCACCCTGGGTACTACAAAGAAAAACTGGTAAGGGTTAGGTGTCGTAGACGTTACCGCGTTCACCCAGCATTTTAACCCCATATATTATTTCGACTTTCATTTCCCAAAAGGTCGGAAAAAAATTCCCAGTATTTTTTGACCCCCAGGGTTTTTCATAATTTTATACCATGGCACACTACAAACCTTATTCCCCAGAATGGCATAGACATCGTTACTTACGCGAAGCAATCGAAAAGTACCTTGATGACGGTGCAGACAACGCTGTCATTATGGAAGATATCCTAAATATAGTGTGTGAGCGTCAAGAACGCGCACATGCTGAGTACCATAAACTGGAAGACTTAGAACTTAAACTACGCGAGTGATAGTATGCTCTCAACTGCTTATCGCCTCAGACTCGAATCTATTTGTCGTTGCATTGCAAATAACGAGGAGGTGCCTCTCTCAGATATGATCTGGGCAGAAAAACTTGCTAAAAGTCACACTCTCGCTCGTGACTGGTTGCAGAAAGCACGTCGGCAATCCAAAGGGATTGAGGAGGGCAGTATGGATGATTTTATGAATAAGATGGGATTAGGCGACCCCGACCCATCTAATCACAGAACGGGGTTCGATGGTGCAGACGAAATTGTTGACTGGTTCAAAAGAGACAAACCCGACGATTGGAGACAACGCGACTAATGATCCCACAGACAGCAGTAATTTATAGTAATGGATCACAAGAATGTGAAAGAGCAGCACAACTCTTAAAATCACTAGAAGGCGAATTTCTCGAATATCGCCTAAATCAGCATTTTGACCAAAGAGCGTTTGAGAACGAATTCGGACCAGACGCCACATATCCTCAAATTGCCCTTGGAGCAAAACATGTAGGGCATTTGAAGGATTTGCTACATCTAGCACAAGAAAAGGGTCTCATATGAAACCCTCAGCAGTTGAAATCCTCCTTCTCATCTCTGAGATGGAGGGTTCTTGTACATATACAAAGAAATACGGTCTAACCGAGGACCATGAGGTCCTCAGAGAGATGTGTGATAGATTTTATAAACTTTACTTCAAGTTAAAGAAGGAAGAATCAGTATCCTCCGTATCCTCCTCCACCTGAGGAACCGCTAGATCCAGAACTACTGGATCCACTGCTCGATCCACTGGAACTTCCACTGGAAGAACCGCTGGACGAACTTGACGTATCTCCTGAACCACTGGTTGAAGAGGCATCCTGTGTACCTGCTTCGACACCGCTGCTGTTAACGCCAGAAGATGATGTGGTCTCAGATTGAGAAACAGAAGTAGTAACAGTTGCTCCACTTTCCGTCTGAGTTGTAGTAACGACTTTGTTTACCAATTCAAGACCAGAAGCAAACTGAACGCCTGCTGTTCTGCCATATTCTGTGGAATAATCAATCTTCTTAATTACGAACGTTTCATTGACAGCATTAGGAGTAAACTTAATACCGCTTACATCTTCAATTTCGTCATTTGGCGCATATGCGATAAGTTGCTCAAATTCGTCAATAAACGTTTCTACGTATTCGGGTCTTAGTAACCAGATATTCGATTTCTGGTCATTTATTGCTTTTTCGTATTCCCAGTTAGAAATAGGGATAGAAGCATTTGGGACCAAAGTGCCCTGAGGAGTATAATAACGATAATTGGCATTTACCTCAATTCCTGCCTTTACGACAAGTCTACCACTATCGTCTCTAATGTCATTAGTTTCATAATGATGAATATCGTTCAGACGACCTGAATACCTTGTTTTTACATAATCAGTCAATTCCCTCTCTGACATTGGCCAATCATTGTACATATTGGTAATGTTATTACAGAGGAAGATCACCCAGTCCTGTTCAGAGTCGCCATACACTTCAAAGGCGACCTGATCAGGTCTTTGATTGTTCATGACAGTATACTGCTGGAAACCCAAGATAGCATCTTGGATATCCTCTACCAGTTTACAACGACGGAAGATATTCTTGGCGACGACAAAAGGTTCGACGTTGTTATTACGGAACGACGAAACACGGACTTTAACGTCAGGTAGGTAAGAGAAGTAAGGCATTAGGTGAAGTCGAAGTAGTTAGTGTCGCCAGTTCCGATTGATGGGAAAGCGTCATCAGGTAAGGTGAAACTATTTGGAGGTTGGATTTGCTCGTTTCCTGTTTTCTTACCCTTGGTGTTGTACATACCGCGAGTAATGAATGCAGTCTCGTCGAAGGTTAGGGACATTTTGTACATTGCAGGACCGTAGTCTTCGAGATCATTACCACGTCTAATGGAATTGTTTTGCCCAGAAGGAGTCATGTTTACCTGTAATCCAGTCAGCACCATGTTGACAGGATAGGTCAACAGAGTTGCAAGAGTTTGAGGTCTGCTAATTTTATTACCACTCTGATTGCCTAACTTACCAGGAGTATATCTAACAATCTCAGTACGGAAGAATCTAGGTACAGTCAACCATTCGGCAGCTTTACCAGATGTACCTGGCAACATCGAATCTCTAAGAGTTAGAATAATATCTCTAATTGCACTTGCTTCATCACCATTACGAGGTGCCATGTCGAAGTCAAAACTGTGCTGACGATAGTTCACACCACGGAAGACGGTTTCTTCATATGGGTTGAATACCTTACCTTTCGCTAGTGCTGCCAGTTGGTTCTTACTGATGTTACCATCTACTCCAATAGCACCAGACAAACCATTAAAGATACCAGAAACAGCACCAAATGCAACCTGTGACTTACCCGATTGAGCACCATCTTGGATTGCTTTGGTAAATGTATCCATGTCGCCTCTACCAGAGACAGCATCAACTGCTGCTGATCCAAAAGGACCTAGTGCTGCTCTATCGTATGACGTATTAAAAGTTTCAGTTAGTTGATGTGGTAAATAGAGGTATACTGTCTTATAAATCTTTTTCTTATCGCCACCACCCTTGCCTTTACCTGCATAAGTATATGAGTTAGAATTCTCATCTGACTCATAGATGGTGAATTTAAGGTAATCCATTACCTTAGTAGGATATCGTGAATTCCTCGATATGGCTCCATCAGAACCCACTCCACCCCTAGGGGCGATTAGCGGATACATCAATCTATTACTTGCCATGAGTTACTCGGGAAAATACCGTCCGTCAAATAGACAAAAATATAAAGGGGACCCTACAAACATTATTTATAGGAGTTTATGGGAAAGAAAGTTCATGGTTTGGTGTGACAAAAATGAAAACATTGTTGAATGGGGTTCGGAAGAAATTGTCATCCCCTACATTTCTCCTGTTGATAATCGGGTTCATCGCTATTTTCCCGACTTCTATGTCCGAGCAAGAACCAGGGACGGAAGGTCTCAGAAGTTCATTATCGAGATTAAACCGAAGTCGCAATGTGCTCCGCCCAAGAAGAAAAAGAGAATCACAAAACAGTATCTAAGTGAAGTGAAGACCTATGCTGTCAACGAGGCAAAGTGGAAGGCAGCACAGGAGTATTGTAAAGACAGGCGCATGACGTTCAAGATCCTTACAGAAAACGAGTTAAAGGTATGAGTATTTTTACTGATATCAAAGATTTAGCAGGAGGGAAGAAGAAGTCTAAGGACTGGTATCGCTCTCAGGCATTCTATGGGTTACAAGACTCCACAGGTTTCAAGGTGGGTGATGTAATCTACTATGCATATGCTGCTGCTACTGAGAAACTACCCTTCTATGACAGATTCCCTATGGTGCTGATTACTGACATAGATATGCAGAACTTACAGTTCTCAGGTGGAAACTTGCATTATCTTAGACCAGATGCACGTAGAAGCGTAGCAAAGTCATGGGGTGGTGGGTCTGTTTCATATCCTTCCCGTTGCCATCATAAATACTTTATGTCAAATGCTAGTAACATCAAAACTGTTCGGCGTGAAGACCTTATCGATATGACTCCTCTACCACTAGAACAATTTACAATGAGAAGAGCAGGTATGAGGATAGATGTGCCTAGTAGTTTTATTTGGTCCAGACTCTAATGGGAAATCCTAATAGATTTAATCAATTCAGGGCAGAGATTGCCACTAACAGGTTGGCACCTGCTACGAGTAATCTGTGGGAATTCCGTCTGCCACCTCCTGTCTTTATGGCAAGTGACTTTGGTAGGATAAATTCTGAGACCAGAGAGTTTGTTCAGAATGTCAATTACTTTGCTAATTCAGTGACTGTACCTAGTAGAGCAGTTACCACTGGTGAGGTTAATAACTTTGGTATGATTCGTCGTTTCGCTACTGGACAGACGAACTCCTCTATGAATGTATCGTTCCTTGTAACTAAGGATCAAAGTCATAGAAAGTTCTTTGAGAGATGGATGCACTACGCTGCTTCTGATTCTGACAATACTGTTGGATTCTATGACGATTACGTCACCGACATGTCTATTGTAAAATGGGAAAGCGGTGCCAATTTCAGAATTATCAACGACAACAACGATCAGAAGGATAAAGAGCATAAAGGCGCATTGAACCCAATGCAGTCAACTGCTGTATATCAAATATATGGTGCATTTCCAGTAAATGTCAGCACTATGACTCTCGATAACGAACAAACGAGTTTACTGATCATGGAAGTTGAGTTTTACTTTGAGAGATATAGAATGGATCCTGTTAGTCCTAAGACTCTCAAACATAAGCAGAAACAAGCTGCCTTTACCTGGGAAGAAGTACGACTACGAGTTGAAGGTTCGGGTAACCCAGACGTTCAGCGATATAGTGTATAAATAATTTTATCGTAATCTATCATTATGCCTTTACCAAAACTTGCTGTGCCAGAGTATGATTGTACTCTGCCTGTTAGTGGTCAGAAAGTCAATTTCCGACCATTCCTCGTAAAAGAAGAGAAACTCCTCTACCTCGCCATGGAGAGTCAGAAGGAGAAAGAGATGATCAAAGCAGTTAAGACTATTCTTAAAAACTGCACAGACCTAAAATCTGTTGATGATCTCCCTACATTTGAGTTGGAATATCTGTTCTTGCAGATCCGTTCTAAGGCGGTCGGTGAGGTCAGCGAATTCAAAGTCGTTTGTCAAGATGACGGTGAAACTGAGGTAGATGTTGAACTTGACCTTAATGCGGTTGAAGTCAACGTTCCTAAGGATCACAAAAAGATTGTCAAACTCAGTGATGATGTCAAGATTCAAATGAAATATCCTGCTCTGGATGTTTTCGTTGAACGTAACATGACTGATGATCCATCACTTGATGACGTGTTCGCACTTGCTGCTGACTGTATTGATAAAGTATATGAAGGTGATGAAATCTATGATTCTTTCACTAAGAAAGAAGCAACTGAATTCATCGGTGAAATGAACAATGAGCAGTTTGCTCAGATTCAGAAGTTCTTTGAAACTATGCCAAAACTATCCCACACTATCTTCGTTACTAATCCTAAAACAGGAGTAGAGAATGAAGTGTTGTTGGAGGGTCTAGCAAGTTTTTTCGGGTAGCATTGATGCACGATAGTCTTATGAATCATTATAAGACTAACTTTGCATTGATGCAGCATCACAAGTACAGTTTGACTGAACTAGAAAATATGATGCCATGGGAACGTGATGTTTATGTCAACCTTCTACTTGCTTACTTGCAGGAAGAAGAGCGACGTATGAACAAACAAAACGGTAGTGTACCACTCTAATGGCAGCAACCCTAAGAAAATATATCAGCGTAAAGGCACCTAGCACTGGGCAAGATGACCTCGGGAAAGCAATCAGGACCGAGGTCTTCTCGAAGAATAGGTTGGGTGGTGCTGTTTCGTATTTGGGAGTTGCTGTACAAGATTTCAAAGAGATCGCACAGGTTCATACGGAATTTGAACTGGATTCGTTACAGCGTGAGAAAGAAATCGATGAGAAAGAGCACAAGCATAAAGTCTCTATCATCGAAGCGCAAGAGGACATTTTAGGTAGAAAGAAAGGAAGAGCGAAGGATAAGGCATCAGAGAAGTTACAAGAGAAGCAGAAAGCACCTGCACAGAAGAAGAAAGAAGGGGAGAAACTAGCAAAGAAAGAAAAGGGTAAGTTTGGGTTCTTAAAGAACCTGCTATCACCCCTGAACTCTCTCGGCGCTATGCTGATGAAGGTTCTGGCACCGCTTCTGGCAATGAAGTTGCTGGACTGGGTAAGCAAAGAAGAAAATAGAGAAGCATTAAAGAAGGTCTTCGGATTTGTCTCTGCTATATGGACGTTTAGTCGTGCCTTAGCAGGTCTTGGTATCGACCTTGTGATGAAGGGCATCACAAATATCTTTGGAGAATCCGAGAAGACTGGTGTTGCCAGGATATTTGAACAAATGTTTGGCGTCCTACAACTTGTAGGGGGTCTTGCTGCACTTTGGGCTGCTTCCAGGGTCCTAATGCCTTGGAAACTTATTGGTGATGTCAAGTTCATGCGTGGACTTGGTAAAGCAGTTTCATCAGCAGACAAACAAGGAATGCGACCAGACCGCGACCGCGATGGTCGTCGTCTTGATGGTCCTGATGTTGATGTTGATGGACGTAAGCGTAGAACAGGATCTAGGGAGAGATACGAGAGACGTTACGGTAGGGATGCTGCTGACAGAAGGTTTGGTAGAGACAACAACCGTCGTCGTCGCAACCGTCGTCCACGCGGCAGGAGAGGACTGGTTGGTGGTCTCATGGGTGGTTTGTGCCCTAATCCACTGGATCTCTTACCTGACAACACACCTAAGAATGTTGTAGATAATGTTGCCAAGAATGTAGATAACGTTGGTGATGCTGCCAAGACAACAACTAAGGTTGTAGATACAGCAGTAGACCTTGGAGAAACAGCGACTGATGTTGCTACAAAAGCACCCAAGAAACTAAATTGGTGGCAGAAACTTCAAAGAGCAGGTAGCAATACTGTTGAGGGATTGAAGACTGGTGCTAAGGCAGGTGTTGATTTTATTGGCGATAAAGCAATAAAGTTTGGTAATTGGGCTAACAAGGGCATGAAGAGTGCCTGGGAAGCAACCACTGCTACTGCCCAAAAGTTTGGTACTGGTATCAAGAACTTTGCAGTTGAGACTGTTGATGGTCTCGGCACCAAGGCGAAGAAGTTCTTCATGGAACAGATTGTCGCTAAGGTCCAACCATTCGTTGAGCCAATCATAGAGCAAGCGAATAAGGTTGGTGCAAAGTTGATGGAGGGATTGCAGAAGATCCCTGGTTATGACAAAGTAGGCAAACTGTTCTCAGAGAAAGGTATTACTAATGTTGCCACTGCTGGTGGTAAATTAGGTAAGAGAGCTGCCGCTGTTCTTCCTGTTATTGGTGGTGTCGTCAACCTAGCATTTGCATATGATCGCTTCGCTGCTGGTGATAGTGTTGGTGGTCTGCTGGAATCTATCTCAGGTGTTCTGGATATTGCTGGTCTTGCAACTGCTGGTGCTACTAACGTGGCATCGATGTTCCTTGATGGATACCTATTCGCCAGAGACTTCATTCCAGCATTAGCAGATGGTGAGAATGCACTGATCAATACTCTGGGTCTTGGTGGATTGAAGAGTCAATTAGATAGTCAACTATCTAAGTTACCTGGTCTTGGCGAACTCATCGGTAAACTGATGAATATGCTGGGATTTGGTGAGAAAGAAGGCGAAGGGGATCAAGAACTTGCACAAGGTGGTAAGGTTCTCGCCAATGTTCCTTACTTGAACCAGAGAGCAAACAAGAATGATAAGTTTGGTCGTAGAGGTGACACTCAGTGTTACTCCACGACTATGGCAATGTGGACAAGTTATCTGACTAAGAAACCTCTATCATCAGAGCAATATAATGAAGTAAGACAGAAGTATGGTGACTCAACTAATGCAGCACCGCAACAGAAGGCACTGAAAGATTTTGGTGTTAACACCTCTGGTGTTAGAGTTGGTGCATTTGGACATAAGGTATTAAAACAAGAGATTGATGCTGGATATCCAGTACCACTAGGATTTAAGTACAAAGGCAGTGGTCACTGGGGTCTCTTGGTTGGTTACGACGATAACGGGTGGATCGTAAATGACCCATTCGGGCAACTTGGCATAGGTGGAGTTTGGAAAAAGACTAACAGTTCTGCAAACAAGACTGATGGTCCTGGTAAGTATTACAGAATGACTCCTGGCATCTTTAATAACCAGATGCCACCTAATGATATGTACATGTGGAAGGCACCTAGGTCTATCAACACTAATGCTAAGTACGGAGATTCTCCACCATTAGTTAATGATGCATCAGGTAACACCAGTGATGGTGCTACAAATCCTGATGGCACTCCTAAGACGAATGATCAGGCGGTTGACACGCAACCACCAAAACCCAAGAAGATTAACATCATGGATGTCTTCAATAGCTTGGGTGGTGCTGAATTGATGGGAAGTTACCTTAAAGATATTAACGGTCCTTCTCAAACAAGTAGTGGTAGCACGGTGTCTGCTGGTGGTGGAGCCAGTGCAGCACAGATAAAACAGGAAGAAGACGCACTAAATAGAAAGAGTGAACTACTAAAATCACAGTCTGAGAGTTCTCAGCAACGTGAAGAAGATTTACAAGGTGGAAGCAACAACGTCATGATCCTCACTAAGAAAGTGTTTGGTGCAACAACACCAGCACCTCAGATCATAACCCCAGGTTCTGGGATGACACCACTCCTCACGGGTAACTAATGGCACAGGCAAGATTATATAAGATGATTACTCCACCCAAGTTTAAGGGTGGTGGTATCACAGTTAAGGTAGGAGATAAGGTTGTCACTCAACCCGCTGCTGGATTCGCAAAGAGTATCTCTGCTACCAATAGTCTTGGTGCGTCTGTAAACTCCATCGCTATTATGGTGGAGGAGATGAAGGATAACTTCGCTCAGTATACCTTCAAGAACATGGAACTCCGTGAGGAGATGTTGAAGCAGCGTGAAGATTATATCAAGGATGAAAAGAAAAGAATTAAGGATGCTAAGCGTGCTGCTATCAGACAAGCAGGTTTAGTTAGAGATAGAGCGTCTGAAAAACTCCAAGAGAAGAAAACTAATAAGGACGAAGACAAGAATACTATTGGTGCTGCTAAGAAATCATTAGGATTCTTTGAAGGTATTGCTGCACTCTTGAAGAATATCTTCAAGTCTCTACTCATCTATACGGTTCTCGACTGGATGAGTAAACCAGAGAATCAAGATAAGTTAAAGAGGATATTTAAGGCTGTCCGAGGCATGATCGAAGCGTTCGTGAAGATCGCTGATTTCTTGGTGACCTTTGGTCTTGAAGGACTGGTAGAGTTTTTAGAGAATCCATTAAGTTTTAAGGGACTATTTGGTCTACTTAAATTTGTTACTGTATTAGGTGCGATATTTGCACCAGTTGCCCTCGCTAAGTTTGGTCTCGCCGCTGGCGGTGTCATCATGAAACTGGTGAAGGGTGGTGGATTGAAGAAGATGCTCATGGGTCTCTTCCGAGGCATCGGTGGCATGATTAAAGGTCTCATGGCATTCGTCAAGGGCATGGGTCTTGGTGGTATGCTCGCCCTTGGTGCTGGCGCTATTGTTGTTGGTACTGCTGTTGCAGCAGTCAACGCTAATCAGGATGGTACAGCAGTCATAGAGGATCCAGACGATCCCAACAAGTCTCAGGCAGACGAGATCAGAGAGTCTGGTGGCATGACTGGTGCTCCCATCAGTGCCGACATGTTGGGATTTGGTGAATTTGCTCGTGGTGGTCCTCTACCACAGTTCGCTGCTGGTGGTTGGATCCAGGGACCTCAGTCTGGGTATCCTGTATCGCTGGATGGTGGTAGGTCTACTGCATTCATTGGTCATGGCACAGAGTATGTTGCAACAAAGGCAGCAGGTGGTGGTGTAGGAAAAGCATTCGTTGTTCCATTCGACACTCCTGCAACCAGAGGTAATCCAGGTCTCACTAACACAAGAATAGCAGAGGCATCTCGCTCTGGATTTGGTCTTCCTATGCCATTCGCTAAGGGTGGTGAAGTTCCCCAGATGTTCCTGGGTGGCATGATCGACGCAGGTAAGAACCTGCTGGGTCTTAACAAGACAATGGATCCTACTCTCTTTGGTCTTGCTAAGAAAGGTGTTGGCATGTCTGTCAACATGCTTGGTGGCAATCCTGACTATTGGAAGAAACCAGAGAGTCAGAGAAGTATTGAAGACATGGCACGCGAAGTTGCCAATAAGTCTCAGATATTGAAGAGTGGTGGACAAGATAAGGTCCACGTAGTTAAAGAACCCATGGGTAAATCTACCTCCAATTCTTCGGGAGGTACTGATGCATCAACTGGTCCTCAAAAGATTGACATTGGTAAGGTATTCCAGAACCTTGGTGGTGCTGATCTTATGGGATCTTATATTGGTGACATGGAAGAGACGGCAAGTAAAGCAAAAGGTGGGTTCGTCAAAGGATGCACATGGTGTAATAAGAAGAGAATGGCAGCAGGTGGTCTGTTGGACTTCATTGCATCTGGCGAGGGTGGATATAACTCTATGAACCAAGGAACTTCTGGTGGTCGTATTGTTGGTAGCACTCATAATGCGTCTGAAATCTTAGGTAAGAACCTGACTGATATGACTGTCGGTGAGGTTATGTCTCAACAGTCATCTGGTAAGTTGTTTGCTGCTGGTCGTTATCAGATCATTCCCGACACGATGAAATATATTGTGAAGGAGATGAACATTGATAAGGAAGCAAAGTATGACAAGAGTCTCCAAGATAAATTAGGTGTTGGTCTTATCAAATACAAGAGACCATATGCATGGCAGTATATCCAGAAGCAACATAATGATGAAAATGGTGCAATGCTGGAACTGGCAAGAGAGTGGGCATCACTGCCTGATCCTAATACTGGTAATAGTTACTATGGCAACGGCAATAAGGCGCTACATAGCGTAGCGGAAGTTAAACAAGCACTTAACAGTGCTCGTGGCGGCGCTGCACTGGTTAATGATGATCCCAACCTCAATCTTGCCTCTGCTGATACTCCTGGTCAGGGTGGTACTGCACCCGATGGAACTGCTGCTGATGGTACTGGCACTGTTGCTGATGCTAAACCCAAGAAGATTGACATCATGTCCGCCTTCAATAACTTGGGTGGTGCTGAATTGATGCAAAGTTATCTTGATGACATCAACGGACCAGGTGAAAAGATTAGTGACGCAGCACTAGCAAAGAAAGAAGCAGCAGCAGAGAAACAATCGGAATCCCAAGTTTCTTCTCAACAACTTCCAGATGATCCACCACCGCCAGTTGAACCACCCCCACCAGTAGTTGCTGGCGGCAGTGGTGAATATAAGAATCCTGCAATGGCATTCCTCCAACCACGTATGGGTTGGTTGTCTGATATCTCTACTCCACCTAAGGCACTGATATGAGTTATACTAAGTCATATAAACTGCAAAAAGTTGACATTATATTTGATGATGGCGAGAAAGCTGACATCATTGATATGGTGGGTGAGTTCAACTGGATGGAGTCGATTGACTCGCCTTTTGTTAGGTGTGATATTTCTATTATAGACTCAGTAAACTTTGACGATAACCTTAGAGGTTCTGAGGAGATTCAGATTCAGTTTGAGACATCTGCTGCTGGTAGAATCAATCAAGGTAAATTCAAGACTATCAAACACACTTTGCGTGTTTACCAGATTGGTAGTGTGGTGAAGCAAGAACGTACTAAAATGTATATCTTGCACTGTGCATCACCAGAAATATATGCAAACGAGTCTAACAGAGCATTTGGTGCCTTTGGACCCATGGCGGGTCGCACAGACATCGTAGAGCGTATGCTGATGAAGAAGTTGGATGTCCCTAGTAAGAAGGTAAACATCGAACCATACAGTAATGCCAACTGTGTATCACCTAACTGGCGTCCTGTTGACCTAATTTCATATATTTCCGACAAGGTTGCTAGAAAGAACCAAGGTTCTAACAAGAAACGTAAAGCAGGCAAGAGACAAGCTGGATACCTATTCTTTGAAAATAAGAATGGATACAACTTCCTCTCTATGGATTATTTGTGTGAGCAAAAGTCTATTGCTACTTTCATCTATGGTCAGTCGAACGTTAATGATAATAACCCAGCAGTTGATGCATACAAGATTGAACAGGTTCTATATCCTGAGAGAACAAACCAACTAGAAAAACTGAGACTGGGTGTATATAAGACTGTAACCTACGGTATTTCATTCCCACAGATCACTGACAGTATGGCACCACAGGCAGGTGGATCCTCTTCGCTTGCCTTTGATAAGTATTTCAAGAACAACGGTAGTTTTGACGCAAATGGTAGTCAAAAACTAAATCAATTATCATCTGATCAATTAAGTCAACTCTACAAACAAGAAGAGAAGCAGGAGGATAGATTCTTCACTGCTGGTAACGCCCAGAGTTTCAAATGGGATAAAGGAAAGGAAGGTAGTAAGAAGAAACTTACTGAGCAGCAGGCAGCAACACAAGAGAAGATGGGTAAACCAGGTGGAACTGCTGGTGGACCATTTATTACAAATATCTTTACATTGTTTGAGACTGCATCAACCATCGAAAAGGGATTCCCATACGACAAAGAGTTGGTTGAGAAGTATACCGAGAAAGCACCTACTAGATCTAAATTTAAGATCTTACCTAAGAATTCTCACCAGACAGCACAAGCTGCTGATGGTGGTGCAGACGACCAATCTGACAACACAGTGATCTGCTCAGCATACTCTGCTGCTAGATGGTCACTGCTTAATACCCATACGCTGACAATTACTGTACCAGGTAATACAAGTTTGTATGCAGGCGCTATAATCAAGGTGGACCTACCTTCGTCCAATCAAAAGGGTAACAAGAAGGTCATGAAAGACAGAATTTATTCTGGCAAGTATATGATCAAAGGACTGATCCACACATACAAGAAAACAGGTATTACTACCCAGTTATTCTTGTGTAGAGATAGTTTACCTGTTACTAAGAATAAATAACATTATACCTCCGAGGTACAAACCATGGATAGTATCGAACAACACATCCAAAAAGACAAGGATATTCTTCAAGATCCTACCACAAACCCACAGATGCGTAGACACATCGAGGGTGAATTGCACGACCTAGAAGAGTACGTCGAAAACCACAAGAAAGAGATCGAAGAAGGAGATCATCACGATCCCACATACTTGGAAGTCTATTGCGATCAGAATCCTTCCGAACCAGAATGTCTAGTCTACGAAGACTGACTTGACAACGTACCAATAAATCATTATACTCAACACTGTCAGGGTTGAAAGGGCAGTCTCTTAGCTATGATTAGTGAATACATTGATATTGATGCCCATAACTCATTTATTGGTGGTGGCATAATCGAACCAGAGATCTGTGATGGACTCATAGATTTCTGGCATTCGTGTGACTACTTAGAAAAGACAGAGGGACACTGTGGTGGTGCCAATGGTGGCGCTGGTGGTGTTGATAAGTCCATCAAGGACTCTATTGATATGACTATTCCTCGTTATCATAAAGATGAGAGGGTCACAAATTATATTGATGCACTAGCAGAAGTAACTAGGGAATATGTAAACTATTGGCCTATGTTGCGTACGATTCATTGGGATCTTCAAGAGGATTTCAATATGCAATGGTATCCTCCTAATGGGGGATTTTTTGCTTTGCACTGTGAAAGGAACTCTGCTAATCCTGAATGTGCTAATCGTGTCATGGCATGGATGACCTACCTCAATGATATTGAAGAGGGTGGTGAGACATTCTTTGACGTGCAGAATGCTAAGATAAAACCAAAGAAAGGTCTGACATTGATCTGGCCAGCAGATTGGACCCATATGCATAAGGGACTCCCTGCACCTAATGAAGAGAAGATTATTGTGACTGGATGGTATGACCTCATTATTTGAAAAGATGATCCTGGGGCACTATCGCAACAGGAAACAAGCATTCTCAGACCCTAGTAAATGGCCACAGATTAACATCTTGTATACCAAAGTCGGCGCTAATGTGCTAGACTTAAAACAATGGTATAATTACCAAACAGAAGACGATCCATACCGTCATTACAATATCTTTTGTGAATATCTAGATGAGCATACTGTTATCACACATGCCATCAACAAAGCAGATGCAAAACCTGCCTGCGACTTACAATGGGGATATTATGATGGATGGTGGTTCGGTGAAGTTAAAGACGAATGTATTCTGAGAAATACGAGAGTAGTATCTGAGATCCAATTTAATGGTGTCTTCTATCGCTCTCGTGATACAGGATATGATATTGAGACAGGTAAGTTCCAATGGGGCAAAGAACCAGAGGAAGGTCTGTTTCAGTTTGAGCGTCTAAATAATGGAAGGCAACTAGACTTTACGCTAACATAATGGCACTAGGATCAAAAACTGACTTTGCTGGCAGAGATGGATTTCACTGGTGGATTGGTGAAGTTGAAGACCATATGGACCCTGCTCAATTAGGTAGGGTTAAAGTTCGTATTCTTGGATGGTATACCCAATCAGAAACCTCCGAAGACGGATCATCATCCCACTTGCAGACACTCCCTACGGAAATGCTGCCGTGGGCAACGGTACTTCTCCCAACTGACCAACCCCAGGTTAAAAACGCTGGTACTACAACTGAACTGCAACCTGGCGCACAGGTACTTGGTTTCTTCCTTGATGGTGAAGAGGCACAACTTCCTTGCGTGTTAGGTTCATTCAGAACTATGAAGAACCCTGAGAACACGGGTTCTAAGGACGGTGGTCGTGGCACTCCTAATGAGATGGCACGCACTGTATTCGCTGATCCCACAAAGGCGAATGAAAACAAAACTAATACTCCCTCACAGACGAGTCTAAACAACACTCCCGCTATGGGTGGTCACCCCTATGCGAAATCGCAGGGTCAAACGCCTGGTAGTGTTACTGGTGGTGAGGAGGCATCTCGTGGTGCTGTAAGTAGAGCAGAAGTTGAGACTCCCTTCAACGTGTTCACCAACCCTATTGGTGTTCCTTCTAATGAAGGTGGTATCGCTGATGGTACGACTGGACCTGCTAACGAAGGTTTCACGAAAGACTTGAAGCGTATGCTCACTGATCTGGGTATCGGTGTTGGTTCTATTGCCAAGGATGAAGATGGCAATATGGTATCTGCTATCACTGGACATGTGATGCAGGGTAAGGCAATCCTGAACCAACTGAGTAACCTTACTAACTTCATTACTAATGCAATCAGTGGTATGCTTGCCCCACTGAAAGAATTCCTTGCACAGAAGATGCAATTCCTGATCGATAAGATCATGCAGGTTGTGTCTAACTTTGTTCCTCTGATCATCGTGAAGAAGATCATGGACATCATCATGCAGATTATTCAGGATATTTTCTGTCAACCTGTCCCTGGTTTCTTGTCGGCAATCGCAAATATAGTAGGAGACCTAGGAGGATTCTTACAGAGTATATTTGATTATGTCATGGACAAGATCGATGACATGATTGCTGGTGTACTTGACTTCGTTGAGAAGGCAATGTCAGGTATTCAGAAGAAGATCTGTAAGGCACTAGCAATGTTCAACAAGATTGCTGACACTGTGTTGAAAGCAATCAATACTTTCAAGGATTTGAAGAAAGTTGCTGATGGTATTAGTAGTATCTTCTCGGTAGACTTTACCTCACTGAACTTTTCTAGTATCCTTGACATCATTTCTGCAATCATTGGTTTTATTGCTGGGTTCATAACGTGCGGGAGGAAGAGTCGAAAACCGCGAGCGAAAGGGTGGTTACCATTATTGGGGACCACCGAATGTACCGATATTGGTGAAGCACTTGCTGGTCCTGGTGGCGCTAACTACGCAGACTGTGGATCTAGCGACTTTGGTGGATCCACTGGTGGTAACATCTTTGACTCCTACTTCCAGGAGATGAATCCATTCTTGCAACAGACTCAAATGTTCTTGAATGGTGCAAGAGATATTGACGATGCAACTCCTGGTAAGGAGAAGCGTGTTCGCTCTGGTCCTGGTGGTGTTACTTCGTTTGAAGACAAGCGTGGTAATAAGCACACGAACGTTCCTAACAACGAGACTGCTATCTACGGTCGCGACCTTGTACAGAACGTCAAGAACAACCTCGTTCACACTGTTGAAGGTGATTACTACCTGAAAGTGATGGGTGACTTCCACTTGGAAGTTTCTGGTTCTATGAACGAGCACACCTCTAACGGTCCTGGTGCCAAGGCAAAATCCAATAGTGATTCATCATTCTTCAAGGGTGGTGACAAGTGGTTGGATCAGGCAAGCGATACTCTCAACAACCTCATGACTGCTAAGAGTGGCGGTAGTCACTTCGATGTGGATCATGGTGAGAAAGAAGCGAAGTCTGTACAAACCAAAGCAGGTGACCACGATATTTCTTATCAGGGTGACATTACTATTCAGGGTGCTCGTGTTAATATCAAAGGTATTAACGCTATCTCTCTTGATGCACCTGAGATCAACAATCAGGCAAACGTCATCACTAACAAAGCAAGTGGTGAGATCATCAACGAAGCAAACTGGATCACCAGTTTCCTTGCATGTGGTAGATTCGATGTTATCGCTGTCTTCTCCGCAATGCCTAGTGTGGTGACTGGTCAGTACAGTCTGGTGAAAGGTGCTATCGTTGACGTGACCATGGATGCACCATTCCCTGGTGTTACTCCTCCTGCACAGATCCGTATGGGTGTGGGTAACAGCAAACCTGCTGCTATGGCAGACCTCATCACTGGTGGATCTCCTGGTGCTCACGTTACCCTGCTAGCCACTCCAAAAGGTGGCATAGCCGAGGTTGTAACTGGCGGAACAGGTGCTATTATTAACCAGTGTACTACTGGTCTCGTCTCCTACGGCGTCGGTACTGGTCTTGCTGCTCTGGGTTCGGGTCTCGGTCCTACTCAGATCTACGGTCTCCCTGTAATGCTTAACTAATGAACACTGAACCTCGCTTTATCGCTCACGCTTACTTCCACTTTCCTGAGCGCCGCATCGTCGTACAAGATGATGAGGGTTATGATGAGACCGTTCAGTTCACCTTCGACAACGATGGTGCTGAGGGTTTCCAAGTGATCACCGAGTTGCTTCAAGACAACCTTGAATCTGATCAACGTACTTATTGTTTCTAATGTCTAGTCTACTTGAATTGAAAATTGAAGAAGTGCAAGAAAACTTGGACTTCTGCTTGACACTCGTCGAAAGAGGTCATACAATCAAGATCGTTCAGGAGGGCAAACCCTCAGTATTGATGGTTCCTGTACCTGAATATGTAAACAGTTACGCGCAGGCAAATAACGAACTTCCACCTGATTTGCCCATGCCAAGTGACTGGAAACCCGATCCCGCAGGAGTAGCACAGTATGTCAATGAAGAACTCAGCGCCATGCAAGAAGAACTTAACAGTTGACATTAAACTGTGGTTCTCTGACATAGACCAGCACTGGCATGGTACTGTATTAGGTTATGAAGACGCAACACACCTACATAGTATTAAGGCAACGACCGTTAAGGAAGTTTGTCGTATCTTAGAAGGCAAGATCGCATCAATGATGCAAGAGGAAGCGCATGAAGTTCAACGTAACTGAGCAGTATTGTTATCTTGATACATGTGGCATAGTAAAAGTATTTTTGATCTCTGGGTTACCGTTCACATTTGAGGACGAGGGATTTGATCCCAACGACCCCCAGGTCATCATACAGGCAGAGAACAATCCAAAGATCACAATGGAAGATCTTTATCGATGGTCATCTTACTTAATTATGGAAGAGTGCCATCCCATCGTCTTTAATATGGAGGAACACATTGACAACTTCCACGATGTCCCAGACTGAGGGACACTTAAAAACTTACGAACAACAAAGGAGGGAACGTCTAAGTGACGCTATTAACGATTACATGTGTACTGATGATTTTGATCCTCGGCAATGCTACGAAGAGATCATCGCAGAAGTCATTAGTACCCGTGACTATCACGACAAAATGCGAGAGAAAGCAAACTCGCTATTGACTCTTCTCATGGGACACAGGTCTGTAACGTTATAAATAACTTGGAACAACAGCGCCCGTGAGAGTGTAGTGGGAACTAAAAGAATATCACAACTTCAAACTGTTGGCGACGACCTGGTAACGGGAGAAGCAGTTCTTCCTATTGTCATTTCTGACCCACTCATCCCCAACAGGAAGGCAAGAGTTAATCAACTCTTTCGATCAGTATCGGCAGGAAGTCAGACCGCCCCAGGACTGGCTTTCAACTTGGACCGCGACACTGGTCTGTACCAATCTAATGTCAATGAACTTGGTCTGACATTTGGTACGGCAGCATTATATAATAGTAGACAATCTAACTCGGATGGATCCGCAACTCTGGAAATCCGTGCTATTGATACTGCATCGGCAAATGCTAACGTAGAGATCACTCCACAGGGTAGTGGTTACTTTACTGTTGACGGTACTACAATCTTTACCGACAACACGCTGTTCTTTGAGGACGATCAAAACCCTGGCAAGAGAGTATTTTTCAACGTTGGTACTGTATCAACAGCAGGTGGCACGAAGCGTTTCGACTTCCCTAACTTGGGTGCGAACACTACGACCACCTTTCTTGCTACTGATACGAACCAGACTATCACTAATAAGACGATCATTATTAAAGATAGTGATCTGAGTATTACTGGTTCTACTAACGCTGCAAAGATTGCAAAGTTTGAGACTGACGCATGGGATTCACCTGGTCTGCATACATACAGACTGCCCGATTTCGGTGCTGCCATCACTCAGTCCACTATCTTGGATGACGTTACTGAGCAGGACGTATATAATAAGAACATGGTTAACCCCACGTTCTCTAATACTCCTTCTAATGATGAGAACGATCCAACTCGTTATGTTATCTTTGTCAGTTCTGAACTGACTCAGGATAGAACTGTTACGTTCCCTGACCTGAACGTTAAAGTTGTTGGTGAAGCATCTTCACAGGTACTGACTAACAAAACGTACGAAGGTGCTATCTTCCAGGATACAGACGATAACAGTAAGAAGGTTACGTTGGAGATGGATAACATCCCAACCAACAACAACCTCGTATTCAGTTTCCCAGGCGGCAGTGTTACTGCCCCTCTAAATAATGGTACGGATCCAAATGTCTTGGTTGCAGAGCGAGCAACTCAAACGCTTGCTTATAAGACGTTGGAGTACATGGCGATCAATAACCCTGATAATGTCAACGGTATTATCAACATTGACACCACGAACATCACTGGTTCTGTAAACATTCAGTTCCCTGATGGCGACGCAACGCTTCTCTCTACTAACAACATCGACGCGGTGGGTGTTAGTTTCGGTGGTCCTCTCGCGGCACCAACCTTCGGGGGTAGACTCCGACTCCAAACATTTTTCCAGGCAGGATGGTAATTAACAAATGACAGCAGGAAGACTCGCCGCTGCAAAACCAGGGGCAACGACAAATACATCACTGTATCGATGCAACATCGATAACACTGCATCCACGGTCCTGACTGCCACCAATGCTAGTGGTAGCGGAGTTACCTACCGTGCTGCAATTCGTGACTATGACCAAATCCTCACCATGAATGGTGATGAAGGTGCAACCACGAATAACTTAGAGTTTGCAAAGGGCAATCCAATCTCAACATATAAGTTGAAAGTCACTCCTGGTATTGCATTTGCTGATGCAACTCCTGGTGCTGATATTGTATCGACCAGCGGTTCAACTGCAAAACTCCTTGACGTATTCAAGGACACTGCTACCGTGATGAGATACGTTAAAGTTGAGAAACTTTTCACAACTGAAACCAACGTAGATAACCTTATTGGTTTGTTGGTTGCAGGTGAGACTGTTACTGGCGGTACTTCTGGATTGACTGCTACTGTTCGTGCGTTCGATAACACCACGGGTGGTCTAACTCTCAACATGGCAGACGTAGCATCTGGTGCTACAAGTGTTAAGGTATCTCGTAACACTGGTCTTGCTGAGGGAACTCTCTTGATGAGAAGTTCTGCTCCAACTACTGCTGGCACTGAGATTCTGTCTATCAACGTTGGTGGTATTAACACTACTAACAACACACTGACTGTTACTCGTGGTGTGTATGGTTCGACTGCATCTGCTATTCCTGCTGGTGAGTATGTTAAGTCTTTCATCGACTCTGCTACTACATCTACTATCAACGAAGGTGCAACGTACGCTGCTGCTGATGCTACCTTGACTCTGACTGATGCAACTGGATTCCTTGAAGGATCCTTCATCAGAATTGGTAACGAACTCCTTCAAGTTGAGTCTGTTGCTGGTAACGATCTGGGTGTGATCCGTGGTGTATACGGTACTTCTGCTGTTGACCACACCGATGGTTCTGCTGTTACTCAGTTGACTGATGCTGGTGACTATTTCCTGAACTTCCTGACTGAGGGTGAGACCTTGACAGGTGGTACTTCTAATGCTACTGTACCTGCAAACTTCTCACAGGGTTCTACCCCTATTGAAAACCGTGATAAATTTATCATTGCTGAGGGATCATCTAGTGGAACTTATGAATTCCCGCTTAACGCTGGATTCGACAACGAGCGTACTTATCGTTATGATCAATCTGATTCCTCTAACACTGGTCATGCTCTCCGTATCTCGGAAGAAGCAGACGGAACTCAATCGCTGACTGGTGTTGAATATACTACTGGTGTTACTAAGGTAGGTACTGCTGGATCTAATGGTTATTTGGAAATTGTGATTGATGAGGCAACTCCTCTGTCACTTAACACCTACGCTGAACCCGCAGTTGCTAACACTGAGGATAGTAATGCTCAGTTTGGTCATCCTATTACTGTTGCTAATAATCCTGAGTACGAAGAAATTTATATCTATAAGGTAGCAGGTGAGACCTTCGCTGCTGCTGATACTTTTGACCTTGGTGGTGTTACTTACACTGTTCAAAACAATGGTGTAACTCCTGGTAAGTATGGATACGTCCATGATTGGGACCCTGCACGCAACGTGTTGAAGATCTCTCTGGATGTTGGATCTCCTGCTTTCGCAGTTGGTGATACTTTCTATGACACTCCGACTCGTGCTAACGAGAACCGTTACATGGCGGAAGTAGTTACTGGTAAGATTCTTGCCTTTGACAGTGTTGGTGGTGCTGATGCATCAAGAACTGCTGGAACTTACTCTGTATCTCCTACTGGTGGTACTGGATCTGGTTGTACTGTTTCTATCGTAGTTGATGGATCTGGTGCTGCTACTGTTACTTTGGTCAACGGTGGTAAGGATTACGCTGATGGTGCAACCCTGACTGCTACTGACGCTGTGCTTGGTGGTGGCGGTGCTGCTAACCTCACTTTTGACATCAATGGTATTGGTACAGGTGATAAGGCAGGTGCAACTGCTGAAACATATGCTAACGCCGAAGATTATATTGCTTATGACAAGGCAATCGCTGCTAATTCAGTAGATAGAACTACTGGTATTGTGGTTGGTCCTGGTCAGAACATCTTGGTATATTCTTCTGCTGGTGATATTGCATATAACGTCACTGGATTTGAATCAGTCTCTGATGACTTCACAGTGGTCGTTAACTCCAAAGCCGCTGATGGTGGCGGTGGCGCTGGCACACCCTAATAAATACATAGGTAAGAGGAACCCAAGTAAATGGCACTTACTCGTCTTAAAAATATCATTACGTCGAGGACAGGACGTATTATCTACGTCAACCCTGACGACTTTGATGCATCGGATGCATATGACAATAGGGGTAACTCTGCATTGCGTCCGTTTAAGACGTTGCAGAGAGCATTCCTTGAAGTGGCACGATTCTCCTATCGTGTTGGTCTGAGTAATGACGAATTCGACGCATTTTCAATCTATCTGTATCCCTCTGAGTATGTTCTAGATAACAGACCAGGGGTTGCGGACTTTAATGACGTTCAACCGTTTGACGCTAATACTAACTTTGATCTAACAAGTAGTAGCAATGTTCTTTATAAATTTAATTCAGTTAACGGTGGTATTATTTGCCCTCGTGGTGTCTCTGTTGTTGGTTCGGACCTTCGTAGAACCAAAATCATTCCAAAATATGTCCCTTATCCCACAGTACAGGGTAGTCTCGGTATTACTGCTGTCAATGAGCCTGGTGCTTCTGCGATTTTTAGACTGACTGGTGGTTGCTATTTCTGGCAGATGTCCTTCTTTGATGGGGACAACAACGGTGTATATTATCGTGGTGATGACATCGCTACTATTGCACCTAACTTCTCTCACCACAAGATTACTTGCTTTGAGTATGCAAACACAGACGATCTGAGTCTCTACTATCAGAAGATCTCGAAAGCATACGCTACTATTCCTGACTCTTCTGGCGTTGTTGCACAAGACCAGTTGCAGGCAAGAATCGAAGAAAACAGGATCGTTGGTCCTATTTCTGACGAATTTGCTGTATCTCAGATTATCCGTAATGGACAAACTGCCACGGCATTTACGGTGGATGAACTTGGCAACCCGAAGAATCACGGATTCTCCGTGGGTGTCGCTGTTAATATATCTGGTGTTACTGGTCCTACTGAGCAGGATCAACTACTCTATAATGGATCGTTCTTGGTAACCTCAGCACAGGGCAACCAATTCACCTATCAAATGTCATCTGAACCTAGCGGTAATGCTATTGGTTCAAACATCCTCGTGAAGGTTGAGATTGATACCGTTGACTCTGCCTCACCATATGTGTTCAACTGCTCCCTACGTTCTGTATGGGGTATCAATGGTATGCACGCCGATGGTTCCCAGGCAACTGGTTTCAAATCGATGGTGGTTGCACAGTTCACGGGTATCTCTCTACAAAAGGATGACCGTGCATTCGTTGTATATAACCAATCGACTGGACAATATGAACCACAAGCGGCAGGTTCAGGTGCTCACATCAACGGTCTAGCAGAGTATAGACGTGGATGGCGACACGTT